TTCACCACTAGTGATAAGTAATGCATCACTAGATATGATGCGTGAGATCACAGGTAACAACGGTATCTTTTGGGACTTCGGTAGCAACCGTAGAGACTGGCATTGTGATGACATGGACTCGTTCTTTGAGGGAGTGGCACAGATCATCGTAGGTAAGCTACAATCTGAGATGGGTATCAACATGAAGACCCACTTTCGCAAATTCTTCAATTTGGACTACATCTTCCGCCACCAGCTTGAGCCGGCAATGTTTTCTTTGCTCAACGACACGATATGAAAGCACTAGACCTCACAGGACAATGGTTTGGGCGTCTGATGCCGTTCAGGCCTACAGATGAGAGAAATGGAAGTGGTTTCATCATGTGGGATTGCCTGTGCGAGTGTGGGACGATTTGCAGAGTGGCCTCTGCCAAGATAAAAAGAGGACACACACAAAGCTGTGGGTGCCTCTATCGGGAGAGCACTGGTAATATCAATCTTTCTCACGGAGATACAAGAAGGTACAAAAAGACCCGACTTTTTACCACTTGGATCAATATGAGGCAAAGGTGCAACAACCCCAACACCTCTCACTGGCAACACTACGGCGGTAGAGGTATCACATATTGTGATGAGTGGGAAGACTACATCACCTTTAGAGATTGGGCCCTAGAGAGTGGATACGACGACACCCTATGTATCGATCGTATCGATAACGACGGCAATTACGAACCCAATAACTGCCAATTTATAACCGCATCAGAGAATACGATTAAGAGGAACCAGGGGAGGTAATATGGGCGTACAACTCAGTATAATTATACCTGGATCAGGCGAATTTCCGCAGAATGCCTTCTCGATCCAAAACGTAATCTCTACCCTAGAGTGCTCACCTTTAGACTTTGAGGTAATCTATATAGACAACAAGTCTGAGTACTCAGGCCCCAAGGCCGAGGAGAAGCTCCGCTACCTAGATGGCAAAGCAAAGCATCGCCTCACAACTCTGCATTACGACGATAAACTGTCTCACTGGAATGCTAAGATGGTTGGGGTGGAAGCTGCAAAGGCTTCGACACTGTTCTTTATGGACGCCCATTGCATCCTTGAGCCGGATTCGCTGCTCAATATGTTTAAAGCTTACAAGACGAAGTATATGTCCCTCAACGGCTCCCTTCACATGCCCATATCCTACATGCTAGAACTCCCGGGCAAGGAGCTTACGTACAAACACTTCTACAACAAGCCCCACGGCATCATGCACTATAGCTTTACTCGCATGAGAACACGGGACAAGATACATAAGATACCTAGCATGTCAACGTGCGGTTGTATGATTGAGAAAGAGATCTTGGTGGACGCCTGTGGAGGATGGCCCAAAGAACTAGGCATATACGGTGGAGGCGAGAACTTCCTCAACTACACCATGGCTGTGTTAGGCTACGACAAGAATATATGGCCCTTTAACCCGATCCACCATTTCGCTTTTCAACGTGGGTACAGCTGGAACTACGATGATTTCGTCAGAAATCATATCATAGCATGCTATATGTGGGGTGGAGAGGCGTGGGTTGACCGTTTCATCGTGGGTAGACAGGCAATCAAGAAAGACAAGCCGGCAGTTCTCAATGGTATGAAAGATGATGTCATTAAGAAGTGCTCCGAGCAGAGAGAGCACATTAAGTCACTCCAGAAGTACTCGCCAGAAGAGTGGATGGACAAGATGAGGGAAGAGTTGCCCCAATACATCCACGAGGACGTGAAATAATGCAGTTCTTTGAGGAGTGTTGGCAGAAATTAAGGCATCTGAAGACATTCAACTTCCAGTTGGATGCAGTGCCGCGAGATTACTACCTTAGGATAGTCCAGGAGCACGCTCCTGAGACGTTCTTAGACGTCGGGTGTGGTACAGGCCTCACATATAAAGTGCTCTTAGAATCGAATTTAGACCCCTTGTACGTCGGATTAGATATTACACCTAGATTCATTAAACTGCTAAAGAAGAAGTATCCGGAAGCACAATGGCACGTTGGTAGAGCACAGAATTTACCCTTCCCTGATCGATCGTTTGACATGGTAACCTGTAGAGCTCTCCTAGAGCACCTGCCTGATCCGGCACCAGCTATTAGAGAGATGGCTCGAGTAGCCAAAGACACGGTAGTCATCGTATGGCACCTAGACCCAAAGCCAAGAGAGACGCTACGTTTCTTAGAGAAACAGCAGGTTCACAACAACACTTATAGCAGAAAACGCATATGGGACATACTAGAGGAACTAGACCTGTCTATAGTGGACACTTTAGTACAACAACACAGAGAACATAAGAGAACCCATACCATCTGGGTATTAAAGCATGGTAAGTAGGAGGGGAGATGCTAGATTTAGACAAGATTTACGGCGAGAAGTTCTTCACGGGACGGGAGTGGCTCAAAGGACGCAGCGGACAAATGGTCGAACACTTCAAGTTCATGTATCCGAATACAGAGACAACCCTAGACGTGGGAGCAGCAATAGGGGATTTTACAGCTGCATGGTTGAAATTAGGTGTAGATGCCTACGCTCTGGAAGGGAGCGAGCAATGTGTCGAGAAGCTCGTAATTCCGAGGGAAAGAATGATCATAGCAGATCTCCGCTTTCCGATTGATCTACCAGTTGATGTCCCACAGAAGTATGATATGGTCACCTGTTGGGAAGTCGCAGAACACATCGAGCGAGAGTATGTGGTTCCCTTTATACAGAACCTAGCCAAGTTCGTAGAGGATGATGGCGTACTAGCCATGAGTATCTGCACCAAAAAGGGCAGATATCATTGCACCGTAGAGCCTCTAGAGTGGTGGTTCATGCAATTCAAGATGGGTGGATTTACCCACACAGGAAATGAAGATCTCTTCAGAGACCTAGCGGGTAGGGCCCATGGTGGATGGGAAAAACGTGAGGGAAACATTAGAATGCTTGGCGATAACATGGTCATCTTTGAGAGGGGAGAGTAAGATGAAATACGTACAGGACGCCTTTCTATTTAGCGACAATGATGTTGTTTGTGAGGGGGAAATACGCACTCCCATAGATTACTTAGAGAAGGATCCACGTCCAGACTACAGGCTAGTCACCGTAGTAGACGACAAGTGGGGCTACCTCTTCATCTGGGAGAAGAAAGAGTAATGAAAATATGGCTAGTGCTCATAATCGCTTACATCACAGTGATGGGTATAGTGGCCATAATCTACGAGAGAAAGAGGGGAGAATAAGATGAAGGATTATCACTATGCAAAGCGGCTCAAAGGAAAATGGTACCGAGAGATCTTGCTTTTCCCGGGCTTTTGGTGTCTATACCACCACTACGTAAAGTACCTAGACCGGAAAAGAGGATGAAATGAAGAAGCGTATGCTAGTCCTATCAGCACACCCTGACGATGGCGAATTGGGCTGTGGAGGCACCATAGCCAGATACATAGAGGAAGGCTGGACTATCGTACATGCTGTATTCTGTGCCTCTGAGAACATTGGTACAAGCGTACTGCCCAAAGAAGTGATGCTCGATGAATTCGAGCAATCCAACCAAGTGCTCGGTACACATAAAACCTTCATGTTTGACTTTCCTCACAGACGGCTCAATGAGGCCAGACAGGACATCCTAGAAGAAATGTGCGAATTAAACCGCACGATCGCTCCAGACCTAGTCCTCTTGCCTTCTACTGATGATCTACATCAAGACCATCTGACCATATCAAATGAGGGGCTAAGGGCATTCAAAATGAGCAACATGTGGGGGTACGAAATGCTCTGGAACAACCTGATGTTCGATTCCCGCACCTTTGTTATCTTAGAAGAACGCCATATCGACAAGAAGATAGAGGCACTGTTGCAATATACCACACAACAATTTAAGCCCTACTTTAACCCAGGCTTTGTCAAGTCACTTGCCAATGTAAGGGGCATTCAGATAGGCCATGCTTACGCAGAGGTCTTTCAGCACGTAAGGGGGATTATTTAAATGTCAAAAGCAATCGTAAGGTCTATTTTGGAGAAGCTATATAAGCCAGAAGTTATTGGAGAATTCACTCTTGCAGAGTTAGATATACTCCACACCCTTCTTGACCCGGGTCATGCTGTCCGCCACGAAATACTAGACGAGCATTGCCCTATATGTAAACGGGGGACATAATCTAATGCATGCAATGGTAGCAGGAGTCATAGCGGAGTACTTAGCCGTTGATATAGGGGATGTGACCCCAAGTGCACATCTCAAAAACACCCTAGGAGCAGATTCTCTAGATTTGATCGAGATATTCAATGTGCTAGAGGAAGAGACAGGTAAGCACTTCAATAAAGACGCAATCAGAGCAGCCAGTACACTAGACGACATTGTTACGATGCTAGGGGGAACCCATGGCGACCACTAATGAGCACAACCAAGAGAGATGGGAGTTCGCAATCAAGCGTCTCGAGCTCAATAGCATAGAGAACTCAGGGGCCATTACGGTTAGAAACGACCGCAAGGTTCACACTAAAAACATACATCCATCTGCCATTATAGGTGATGGTACAATCATTCAGCCAGGCGCCCAGATAGGCCCTAACGTCACTATAGGTAGAAACTGCCTTATCAAGGCAGGGGCCATTATCGGCTACAGAGGCTTCTCATTCGGCTTTACAGAGAACAACAAGCCAATATACTTTGCCCATACTGGATATGTCACTATAGGTGATGATGTACAAATCGGATCCTGCACAACAATCAACAGAGGCACCCTAGAAACCACAACTATAGCAGATTACGTCAAGGTAGATGACAGGGTTCATGTGGCACACAATGTTCACATTGGTGAGAGTAGCTGTATAGTAGCAGGCACAGTTCTCTGTGGCAGCGTCAAACTAGGTAAGCATGTCTGGGTAGGGCCAAATACGGTCATTCTCAACGATCTATATGTAGCAGACTATACATTAGTTGGCGCCATGGCTAACGTGACCAAGGAATTCGAGAGAGGTGATATACTGGTAGGAAATCCCGCTAAAGCTATCAGGAATCGTATGGGAGATTTCCCCAATGCCTAAATTAGGAAGAGTATCAGGGGAAATCCAAGCAGGAGTCAACCGTGGCTATCTCGGCGCCATCAAAGATGACCCTGATGTGCAAGAGCTCTTAAAGGAAGACTCAGAGAGAAAGATGGTTATCACAGTTCGTGATACCATCAATACGAGAGCCTCGTGATGAGCAGCTCTAGCTCACGCTCTACACCATCGCCACGTTTCATGTGGCGTGATCTCTGGGGATGGCCATTAGGACATCTCGTACTGTGGTATTCTAGGTTAAAGAGGTTGCTTAAATGAGGATGATTTACATCCATAAAAGCCTAAATGCCAAACTGGAAGGGTGGGATGGCAACGTACACAATGTAGAGACTAAGAACATCCTCGCTACAGTGGATTTCGCTACAGACGGTCATCTTTTATTTCTAGAGGCCCTGCTAGAAGAAAACGTGTTTAGTGAGATACTGGTGATCATCGAATCCGCCCGGCAGCCTGGACGCCTAAAAATAGGCAACATTAATATAATAGTCATACCCGCAATCAAGCCCTACATGAAGTCCTTTAGAAAGGACGATGTACTCTACTGGCGTGGAGGGTATGACTGGTGGTGGGCACTTCTAGACAAGCTACCAGGAAACTGGCACCTCTATTATGGAGCAGGTACACCAAGGGCAGGTTGGCCACAATGGGACGTAATCCTCTGGGAAGGAGAGCAATCAATCACTAAACGGGGCAAATTATACATTCCCTGGAGCAAACCGGTCAATACAGACATATTTAACTTCAAACCGGGGAATACACCATATGATGTGATGACGTCACCCTCTAAGATATTCGATATCAAGCAACAGTATAAAACGATCGATGCAATGAAGGCTTATCAAAAGCGATATGGCAAGGTGTTAAGTGTTATCATGCCTGGAGCATACAGAAGCTCAAGAGAGACCTCTAGAGTCAATCGAATGATTATAGCAGAGAAACTGCCTGTTTATAGACCAGGATATGTCCCTAGAGACGAGTTAGCCGTCCTGTACAACAAGACCAAGCTTATGACCCACCATGCAAGCGGCTTAAATGATCGATGTGTATTAGAAGCTATGATGTGTGGTGTTCCTCTTTTATCACTCTCAGAAGGAGGCGGACGCTATCCAAAATGGGTAAAAACCATGAGGGTGCTCGCAAAGGGCGCGGATCCGGATAATCTAGCTCAAGCAATTCATCATATGCTCAATAACCTCCCTGACAGGGAAGAGGCTGCAAAGGCCGCGGCCAAACATAACTCTATAACACCAACAGTAGAAAGCTTCAAGAAACTAGTACCATTACTCCGCCAACCCAAGAACAGAGCATTGCTCGTTAAGGAGTATTTGGCATGATTCCAGCATTTATAGTAGTACAGCTTGTGTTTATCAGTTTTATGATAGGTATAATAGTAGGTCTACGATTATGATTCCAGTATATGTCTTCGTAGCAGTATTCGTCATAGTGACCTTCTGGAAGCTAGGAAACCTAGAACGGCGTATCAACAACATAGAGAGAGGCATAATGCTCCTGGGGAGGAAGATATGCTCCTAGCACCTTGTACAGAATGTGAACATCTGGTAGAGGAAAAGTGCTCTAAGGAGAATCTGTACCCCAGACATACAAGCTGTATTCTAAAGAAAGCCCTAACCCTATACCTTAGATTACAACAAACAGGTGGCCCAGTAGGGCTGCATGAGGTGACCGAATGAAGCTCCATATGATCATCCCAATAGTCTTTATGCTAGTACTGTGTACTTGTGCCACCCCAATGCCCAATGGCCCTTCTCTCGCCGAGGCCAAATACCAACTTAAGATGAGTGAGAAATACAAACAGCGTTATGGTGATGCATGGGGCCTCAAATACAATTACATGGAGAAGGAGTATGACTACGCTCCCTTAGACTCACACCTCAAGTATAACCACATGGAGGAGAGGTATGAGTTCGTACCGCGCCGCCGATAAACATACTTATCCTTATCACTTCATAGCAAGGGGAGAATACAATGTATGAAAGGACAGATAGAGAAGGACTCAATAGCAGGACAGCTTAAAGCAGCAGGAGTATCAGATACAGATAGAGTATACTACATGCTCCATGGCTACTACCCAATACATGACTTCTGTGGAGCAGCCCTCAAACCTCAAGACAATATAGTGTATGCAACCAGCAGTAAGCTAATGAAAGCATCAGTCACAGGGGGTACATGGGAGGTTGCCAAAGCAACCGTTGGAGCGACAGGCTCCCAACAGGCTGAAACCAAAAGGTTCAGGCTCATCATCCTAACCATTAATGACAGAACAATGACCGTAGACCCCAAGAGATGTATTAGGATATAAGTACCAGTTGTTGATCAAATAGCATGCAACAACTCCCACACTGTACCACTGAATATACATATACTCCAATACGAGAGAGAGACGAATGACTTACGTGACTAAAGAGCAACGTCAGTGCCAAATCATGGAAATCCTCCAGGATACGTCTATTCCCTTCCCTAACCGCACCGAACTGTGTGAGCTACTTGGTATCAAGTCACGCTCTAACCTCTACCAGATGTTCTCTCTTGAAGAGATAGATACCCTCTACACTGATGGTGTAGCCTTTCGCAGAGAGAAGCTTAAGGAGCGTGGGGCAGAGGTGGACGAGGCCCTACTCCTACTGGCCCTGGCAGGGGATGTGCAGGCAATCAAGCTGTACTACCAACGCCATGAAGGGTGGTCCCCCTCCCAATCTATTGAAGGGAACATTAACCACCACTTCACCCTAGCAGAGCGCATGCTACAGCTGGAGAAGGAAGAGGCGGTACTGATAGAAGGCCGCGGCGATGAAGAGTAAGGGGTACCCCTCCACCCCCTCCACCACTTAGTGTAATAGTGTACGGTCACTATCGTTTCTCAATCCAACCATGAGTTTCGAATGAAATGGGTTCATATATCCAATTTAATTCTAACACATATTTATGGAGTTGTTGATTAAATAAAATGCAACAACTGGAATCCCGTATGCTCTCAAAATCACAAAGATTAGTCATTGCCAAGTCGATCGTTACGCCTGGACTCTCAAACAGGGAGGTGGCGAGACGCGCCGGAGTGGATGAGAAGACCGTTAGGAACTATCGTGGGAAGACAAGTCCGCACATAGATATACAGGTGACGCGGGGTCTAGGATCTCAACAGTATCGTCAGAAGCGGACAAGATGACACCAGAGAAAGAAGAAAGAAAGCATAAATTCCACTGCCCTCTTTGTTCTGCCAAGCTCATCAAGAGAGGACTAATCAAGAAGGAAGGAGTTCCTGGGTTGGTCTACCAGACTCTCGCACTTGGGTGTTGGCACTGTCAGGAGTGCCTTACTAACTTCCACATACTAATTACAAGGGACTGTACAAGGAGAGAAGATGACAGGATACAAAGGAAGTACTAGTGCCCTAGCACAGTTGGAGCGCAAGCTCTCAACTAGTTCCTCCTCTAGTGGGGGAGGATCCACCAGTCGGACCACACCCACTAAGAGGTTCATGTTGAGAGACCTTTGGGGTTGGCCACTTGGACATATAAGGCTACTGATCTATAGAATGAAACAAGTAAGAACCTAAAAGAAGATGGGGACAATCGGGCTTCAAGCTCCTATAAGGTGTAGATAGCTCAGGGCTACTCGGATCGATTGTTTCCATGTTACAGGAGGGCTGGAGACAGCCCTCCAACACCTACGGAGAACAGCATGCCCCTCGACAAAGCTAAACCACTTGAGTTGGGAGACGACTTAAGTAGTCGCTCCAACGTAGCTGCTTTAAGGAGAACTGTATGCCATTAGAAAGAGCAAAGCCGCTACAAGTAGTAGTAAGCGAATTCAAGACCTTTGACGCAGCCGTGAAGAAGTTTAAAAAGAAAGTAGATAAGGATGGTATCCTCAAGCAGTGTAGGGAGAGACAATCATTCAAGAGTAAATCAAAGAAAAAGTACGATAAACGAAGGAAAATGGAGTATATAAGAAGGACGTATGGGGGGACTGGTGCCTAAAACTAAAGACTTCCTTAACAAATCTAGAGAATCATTCATGTATTTCAACAATGCTGTCTGGGGAACCTGGGGTAAGCCCTGGGATAAACAGGTAGAAGTGGCTGATTCCGTCAGAGATTACAAAAGGACGACTGTACGTTCAGGACATTCCACCGGTAAATCCTTCTTAGCTGGTAAGCTAGCCATCTGGATACTGTTCTGTTGGAAAGATTCCTACGTCATTACCACAGCTCCCACTCAGCGACAGACGGATCTCATCCTATGGGCTGAGATACGGAACTGTTACAACCATGCCCTTATAGACCTTGGTGGTAATTTACTACCGCGGGAAAGCCTGCTGCGTGTGGGTGATAAGTGGGGAGCCTTCGGCTTCACTACTGGTAAGGGAGCGATTACAGATGTGGGTCAGACGCCCTTTGCCGGCTTCCACAGTACATCAAGGGTCTTCGTGATCATAGATGAGGCCGCGGGTGTTGCTCCTGGGCTGTTTGCAGCTGCTGAATCTATCACTACGGGTGACAATGACCGCATACTTGCCATAGGAAACCCCACCGATCCCGGTGGTGAGTTCGCTAAATCGTTCAAAAGTCCTGCCCCAGACGTACCCGGAGGCTGGAATAAGATAAAGATCTCTACGTTAGACAGCCCGAATGTTGTAGCTGGTAGGGAAGTTATCCCAGGACTGGCCTCTCCTACGTGGCCCGAGGAGATGAAGGTAGCCTACGGTGAAGGTACACCGATGTACATGAGTAAGGTACTGGCAGAGTTCCCAGTATTCAGTGACGACGCCCTGATCCCCATGCACTATTTAGATCTAGCAATGGACAGAACGGTAGAAGAGATCGAGGAACGAATCAAAGAGAACCCGAAGCTTGTAATGCCTTCCTACAATAACTTGGGCTGCGACATCGCCCGGTTTGGCTCAGACTACAGCGTGCTCTACGAAGCTAAGGGTGCACACGTAAAGAGATTGGTGAAATACGGACAAAAGGATACGATTCAAGTATCATACAAGATACTTGAGCTTCAAGATAATAAGAAATATGACCGAATTAACATCGATGATGACGGCGTTGGGGGTGGTTGCGTTGACTTTCTTAGACGTGAGAAGGAACTTAAGAACATCGTTCGTATTAATGGAGCCGCCAAAGCTACTCAGCCCACCAAGTTTTACAACAAAAGAGCACAGCTCTTCTGGAATCTCAGACAGCGTTTTGTGGATAGAGAGGATATTATACTGGATTGTAACTCTACCGCAAGTGAGCTTGCTGCCATTGAGTACACATACACTCCTAAGGGTGGTGAGAACGTAGTTCTAATTCAACCTAAGAAAGACATCAAGAAGGTGCTTGGCTATAGTCCTGACAACAGTGATGCACTGGCATACGCATGTAATAACCTGTCCAGGCGACCATCACCCTCGGCGGTACAATTTGTATAAGGACCCTAAATATGACTATTAGAGGAAGACTACTCAAGTGGTTGCAGGCTGGCGATAAGAAATCCTACTCTGCCGACTGGTTAGCAGATAAGATGGGACAATACAATCAGGCAGAAGTGATAAATCCCATGGAAAACCACGCTACTGTCCATGCAATTGTTCAGGTTATCTCCCAGAATCTAGCCGCAATTCCAGGTTTAACCCTTGCGGGTGAGGACGAAGTGTTCGACACTCCACTCCAGAAGCTAATGAAGAAGCCTAATCCACTCGAGTCAGGGTACTCCTTGTTCGAGAAGACTGCTATGTTTATGTCTTTACAGGGTGAGGCGTTCTGGATCCTGACAGGAAGTGCTGGTATGCAGGCCGGACTTAGTGGTGCCCTCCCTGCTCAGATATGGGCTGTTGCACCCTCCACCATGCAAGAGGCTCTAGACACCCACGGACAACTTGTGGGTTGGGTCTATACTGCAAACAAGAAAAGGACCACCTTTAAGCCAGAAGAGGTGCTGCATTTCAAAAGAACAAATCCGTACAATCCTATCAGGGGCTTGAGCCCCCTGTCTGCCGCACGTTTAGACATGGATACTGATGCGTCTGCTGGTGAATTCGTAAAGAGATTCTATGAGAACAACGCTACCCCTGGTGGTGTAGTTCAAGTGCCCGGGGAACCCGGTGTTCCAGTTGACGAAGATCTGTACAAGCAGATGAAAGCACAGTTTGAAACCCGCCACAAGGGAGTGGTGAACAGCCACAAGGTAGCGATCCTGTCTGAGGGTGTCACCTTTACTCCCACCATGATGTCCTTTATAGATCAGCAGTTTCTAGAATCTAGAAAGTGGAATAAAGATCAGCTAGCTATGGTATGGTTGGTTCCTCGTTTGATTATAGGGTCCACCGATGAACTGAACTTCGCCACAGCACAGGTCTCCCGTAGACAGTTCTATGTGGACTGCCTCCTTCCTCTAGCCAAACTAATCTCAATCAAAATCAACGAAGATTTGTACGATCGCTTCCAGCCAAAGCACCAGTTCTCTTGGAACCTTGACTCTATAGAAGAGTTGAAGCCTAATGCCGAGATCGTATCCAAGCTGGTTACAGCCTACTGGAACATAGGCGTACCGATGGTTGATCTGGTTGAAGCCTATGACCTACCGTTCGATCCAGTGTGGGCAGAAGCAGAATCGAGCATGATTCCCTCTAAGGTAAAGATCGCAGGCGCCCCAGAGCCGGAACCAGTGGCTCCTATAGTGCCTCCAGCACCAGGAGAAGAGGAGGAAATAGAGGATAAGGCCACTACTAAGCTCTTGTTTAGCAAGCTGAAACGCTTCTTTTTTGAACAGAGACTACAGATTCTCAAGGAAAACACCCCTGAGGTGTGGAAAAAGGAAGAGGAGAAACTACTCAAGAGAGTCACTCCTATTATAAAAGGACTATATAGGGAGAAGCCAGACCTGGCTGAGCACCACTTAGACCGCATCGTTGCTCTTAATACCTCTATGAAGGGACAAGTAGAGAGAGCAAAGAGCGCAAGAGAAGTAAAAGAGATATACACTAACGCCTCTTCAAAGGCATGGAAGATAGCCGAAGCCGAGGTGCAGTTCGCTAAGGAGACAATCTAATGTCAGACAAAACCCTATACAAGAGTATGAACTTCGAGGTAAAGGCTACAGACGATGACAATGTCCTTACCTTTATCGGCTCAGATGAGACCGTAGACAGGTATCAGGAGGTCATTAGGGCAGATGGATGGCAGTTAGATACCTATAAACAGAACCCTGTAGTGATGTTATTCCATAATTACAGCTCATTTCCAGTAGCTAAGGCCACAAAAGTATGGGTAGAGAACAGTAAACTCATGTTTGACATAGAGTTTGTACCCATGGAAGGCTACAATGAGCACGGTTCTTTAGCCGATACAGCCAAGAAACTGTACAAAAACGGCTTTATGTCAGCAGTTTCAGTAGGTCTTATGGCCCTGGAGTTTGAATATCCAGAGGATCAGAAGTCAGGTGTGCATAGGTACATCACTAAGTCTGAGCTTTTAGAGCTCAGCCTAGTTCCGATACCGGCTAACCCTTCTGCTCTAGTAACCTCCCGCAGTATAGCAGATGCTATGAATGCCGGCGCTGTTGATATCCACGAAGTCAAAGAACTACAGATGGCTCTGGACGAGATGTTGAAGAAGAGCAAAGAGGAAGGGTTTGACTATGAGGGTGCTGTTGAGAATGCACTCTTAGACCTACGAGATAGAGCAAAGGAAAACCCACAGGACTTCTCATGTGACGAAGTCTGTGAATGTGAAGATTGTAAAGCCAAATCAATGGCTACAATATATGATCTACTTCTGGAAATCCGGTCAGAGCAGACCAAGGAAGATTCCAAGGAAGAGGATCTCATTCGGCTGTTAAAGAAGATAGCCGAAAAACCCTAACCCTAACGGAGAATTCTACTATGGACGAAAAGAAACTCCGAGGCATGATTGACGATGTCGTGTCTGGTCGTCTAGGTGAGGTCAAGGTCGAGCAGGAAGAGCGTGATGAAGCTTCCGCTAAGCGGCTTGAGGCCCTAGACACTTCCGTGAAGAACCAGTTGGAAGCTCTGGCCAACAAGCCAGCAGTTCCAATGGACGTTCCCGTGCCAGGCACGAGCAGGACTGTCCGCCTTTACAAAGGCTACAATCTTGATCGTCAGTGCATGAGTCTGAAGGTTATCAACCAGGAGAAGCGTGACATGATCGCTACTACTGTAGTTGATGCTCTTGAGAGAGCCATGTCGGCCGCTGGCCGGCCTATGGTTTATACCAAGGCGGCTCTCGCTGAAGGTGCTGCTGCGACTGGCGGGAACTTAGTTCCTGACGAATTCGCAGATGAGCTTCTGGCATACGCCAGGCTCCAGTCTCTCGCTCTACAGAAGTGCCGTATCTGGCCTATGGCTGGTATGGTTCTGTATATCCCGGGCGAAGACGGAACGGTAACCGTAGCATACACCAACGAAGCAACAGCAGCTACCCAGACGGAGCCTACATACCTCCAGAAGACTCTGACAGCGAAGCGTCTCGATGCTTTCTCTCAGATGTCAGCGGAAGTTGAAGCTGATGCTTCCATCGATCTGGTCTCAAACCTGTTCGAGCAGTACGCGCAAGCTATTGCCGTCCAGCTAGATTCCGATCTGTTCGTCGGAGCATCCCCATTTACCGGTATCGGCTCAGATGGCGGTGTCAATGAAATTGACATGGTCTCGGGCGATACAGAGTTCAAAGACATCGACGCGATTTACTACTCGCAGATGATCGGTGAGCTACCGGTGAATAAGGTTGGCACTCCCGCGTTTTACTTTGGACGGGACATTGGTCATAGGACTCGCTCCCTGAGCGATACCACAGGCCAGCTAATCTGGGGTCAGTTCGCAGGCGCAGAGCCGAGCCAAATCTATGGTGTGCCGTATCACGTTTCGGATGCGTTCCCGGCTGATGACGTTTCCACTATGGCGGTTGTCTACGGTGACCTAAATAGGGTTGCTCTAGGTATGCGTCAGGGAATGGAATTCATGATCGACCCATACTCACTGTTCACAGCAAGTCAAGTTCAGACTCGCGTGACCATGCGTGTGGCGATGGTTGTGGCCCAGCCTGATGGTCTCGTTCGGTTGATTACTGCCGCTACGTAAGCCAACTTGCGTAAGGGCCCTCCCCTCCCTTACGTCGGTCTAAGGGGTACTTGGGTGCCCCTTAGACCCTTTTTAAAGGAGTTGTCATGGACAATAGAATGATGGATCCGAACAAAACACCCAAAGTCAACTATATCAGGGTATGTGGAGTGTGTACTCACCACGAAGACTATGACACTTATGGCCTTGCAGATCGCCAGCGATGTGGAAAGTGTGGGATGCACCTACCATTTAAGGTCACAAAACGAGGAGTTGAATAGATGTCAACAACCAGCAGCACTACATCTACATCTAGCAGTACAACAACAACAACCACTCTCCCAATCGAGATCTTTGTCACTACAGATGACATAAAGAACTATCTGGGAGATATGGATGAGATTTCCAGCTCTGAAGAGACCCTTCTACAGCAGATGATTGATAGTGTGCAGGCATTATTCGAAGCATATATCAACAGGAAACTGGCACGAGATGTCTTTGTAGAGATACATGATGGCGAGTACTCTGACAAGCTATTCCCAAACAATGTACCTGTTTCGTCTATTCAGTCGATACACCAGTCAATTGACCGGACCTGGGATAGCACTACACTGATGCCCACCACAGAGTATACTATAGCCCACAATACTTATATTCAGCTCTTCACCAGAACCCTTAACTACCCTCAGTCAGTGCGAGTTGTCTATACCGCGGGCTACACTACAGATACGTACCCGCCGGACTTAAAGCAGGCTACCATTGAGCAGGTGGCCTATAAGTTCACCCACGAGTATACGGGTAGGAACTTAGGGATTAGTGCCAGAACATATCAAGATGGTACACTGGCTTACAGGCCGGGCACAATATTACCTGGCGTTACAGTCGTACTTAACCGCTATAGAAAGATGAATCTGGGCTAATGATAGAGGTAAAGTGGTCTAAAAAGAGTAAGGCATACTTTCACAGCCTCCCAGATAGGTTCATTAAGGGTCTGTCTAGGGGATTTAGGGCCAGTGCGCCCACTGTTAGGAAGTCTATTCGGTCACAGTTTGGTGGTCCAAGACAGCTAAAGGTACGTACCGGAACCCTGAGAGACAGCATTGAGTACAAGATATCCAAGGATAGAAAGAGTAACTTTGATATGGCGTCCTTCTTTACAGATGTCATCTACGGAGCCGTACATGAATACGGCGATCTTCGCAGGAACATGCCAGAAAGACCATACTTAGAACCAGGGGTAAGAAAGAAACTGTCGAGTGTCATTAGAGAGGTAGAAAGAGCAGTTGTCAAAGAACTGGAGAGGTAGATATGGCTATTAGCAATCGCAGACAGATCCTTGAAGACATAAGGGACGTGCTTAGAAAGATCAGACTCAACACCTACCAGTCTCAAGTGGCAGATGTCAGACGGGGAGTGTATTATTATAATGAGATGTTGCAGCGTCCAGCGTTATGTTACTACAATGTAGAGAACCTCAAACTTCTAGACCAAGAGGAATTTGGTAGGCGTACCGCTAGACAGCTTAAAATAGTAGTAAGAGGCTTTGTAGACTTGCACACTACCGGAGATATCTACGATCCTTTGGATCGTCTGATCTCAGACGTAGAGAAAGTGCTTGAAAACGAAACTGATAACCCCTACTACAGCGACACTGTCGTTGGTGACATAATGATCAGGGAAGGGGGGTTTGAGGAAAATGTTGGCTGGTTTGAAATGGAGTTCTTCATCCAATACGACTACGACATTACAACACCATAAGGAGATCCAATTATGGCCCAGATTATGGGAAAGGATGCTTCCATATACCTAGGAAACGATATGGTAGCACAAATGGTGGAATACTCCATCAACGTCAGCTCAGAACTGGCGGGTGAGGCAGAGTTTGGAGATGATTGGGATCGTAAGATTGGTTCCGCTCTCAATAGCTTTACCATCACCATGTCTGGGCTCGCAAGTCTGGTGGACACCACAGGTCAAGACATACTTGAGGCAGCCGCTTTAAACGGCACAAGAATCACTAATCTCAAGCTGTTTGTCGAGACAAGAGCTAATGGAGCCAAGTATTGGTGGGCAGACTATATCAATGACTCGGCAGACGCTGGAGTGTACGTTGAATCAATCAACGTCACATCCCCAAGAGGCGGTGTAGTTGGTTTAGAGATCACTCTAACAGGTACAGGTACCCTGACCACTGCCACTCACACTACTACAACCACAACAACCTCTACAACAACCACAACCACACCGTAAGGAGCTTAAACTATGGCACAGTTACTTGGTAAAGATGCCGCATTTAAGATTACTACTACTCCAGTAGCACAGATGGCAGAGTGGTCAATCAACATCTCTAGCGAGAACGTCGGTGAAGCCGAGTTCGGAGATGACTGGGACCGCAAGATAGGTTCTGCCCTGTTGACCTGGACAGCTACAGTATCCGGCTTCGCTTCCGTGGATGATGGCTCTGGACAGGATGTCTTAGAAGCTGCAGTCCTAGCAGGGACAAAGCTGTCGACCCTACGTTTCTACGTAGATGCTACAAACTACTGGACGTCAGATACCGGTAGTGATGCTACCGCCGGCGCCTTCATCGAGGGATTTAATATCACAGCACCTCGAGGTGGAGTCGTAGGTCTTGAAATCACTATCTCAGGTACCGGTCCACTACACAAAACTACCTAAAGTAGTTAGGGGAGGTTTACTATGAAGATTGATAAGAAAGCCATTGTAGGTGAATGGGTTGAGTTTCCAGATAAGGAGGTGTCCTTTCACCTCCGTCCGTTCCCTTTCTCTAAGGGTGTCTGGAGCTTCAATGAAGACACAGCCTTCGTAGATAGTACGTGGGCACAGTTTAACTACTGTGTTATGGGCTGGAAGGGCATAATGACTAAGGATGATGAGAAAGAGCTCCCGTGCAACGACGAAAACAAGCTCTTCCTCTTCGACTTTGTTCCTATATTCCGTAACTTCTGTCTAGAAGAAGCTAAAAAGCTCTCCGATAAGCTTACGGTAGATCTGGGAAATTAAAAGGGCTCGCCACATGGCGATACTCTCCCGGTCCTGGTTGTTCTGAATGTCTTGCAGTCACGAAGGCAAACACCGGGAAAGACCCCAATTGCCGCGAGCTCTGTCCGGACAGGCCATCATTAACTAACAATAATGTGGCCGCGATGGCTGTCATAGAGAAGTACTTTGCCCTCTTTCTTACATCCGATGGGGTTTCGCCTGAGGGTGTACGTCTCGCCCTAGAACTAGAGCGAGTACCAGAAGACGAGAAAGAGGTGATCACCTTAAAGATCATTGCTTACGCTACAGCTGCATTCAACGCAGCTAAGGGTGATAAGGAACTAGAGGATGGCCAAAAAGGCACAGATTGATATAGTAGCACGAGATAGGGCAAGTGGTCAAATAAAACAGGTTAGCAGGTCCGCGGCCGCCCTGACTTCTAGTCTTGGTACGGTTGCCGCTGCTGCTGTCGTCGCTGGCGCCGCCATGGCGGGGGTAGTCAGCATTGCCATAGATGCACGCAAAGCATTCCAAGCTCAAAAGGATGCTATAGCCAGTATGGAAACCGCTATGAGGTCTATGGGCCGATTTAGCGCCATTGCATCTGAACAACTACAGAATCTTGCAAAGGCTCTGCAGAGGGTAACTAACTTCGGAGACGAAGCTACCCTATCTGCTGTCGGATTCCTTATGACCTATAAGGGTATTACGGACGACCTGATGCCCCGCACTATTAAGGTTATGCAGGACCTTGCTGCCAAGATGGGTGGTGGTCCCGGTAGTCTAAGAAATGCAGCCAATATGATGGGTAAAGCTAGTATGGGTATGACTGGAGATCTACGTCGTGCTGGTATTACTGTAGAGAGCTCTACCTTTAAGGCTGAAGGCTATCTAGGTCTCCTAAGAGACATAGAGGAGCAAGTTTCAGGTATGGCCGCGGCCCTAGTAGATCCGTGGAAGCAACTACATAACAATATAGGTGATGCTAAAGAAACTCTAGGTGCTTTCGTCGCTATTGCTTTTGATGATTGGGCCAGAGATGCTAATCTCTGGTTACAGCGGCTCAATGATGGCTTCGATGAACTCACTGAGAAGATGAAAGAAGCGGAGCGGGTAACAATCCGCGCCCAGATCCGAATGCTCGAGTCTATGATCGAAACAGAGAGAGCTGTCGCAGACATGGGCGGTATTGGTGCTGACTTTGAGATTAAAATGGAGAGTGAGGAACTCTTTGAGGCAGAGAAGCATCTTGCAGATCTTAGAAAGCAGCTAGGTATCCTCGACAAGACGCATACTGAAATCCATCTTGACAAGGCTGGCGAAGCCTGGGAACTCTTTGGTGCAGCAGGTATACCCGAAGCGATTACCGGTGGTGCATACAAGCCACCACTAAGCAAGAAAGAGAAGAAGGATATAGAAAAGGCTGCAAAGATTAGAGTAGATATGCAGATGGCAGCAGGCAAGAGGATGCGAGCTACCCTAATCAAGCAGTATGACCTTGAGGTCAAGTTAGCAAAAGATGGCCAAGATAAGATCATAGCAGAATACAAGGCTGGTCTTGCAAAGGTATTACTCGCGCACGAGAAGGCCTATGCTAAAGCCAAAGAGAGCGCGGAAACCTTCAATGACGAGTGGAAAGCAATCTCTGTAGTGACGGTGCAATCACAGATGGCTCTAAGGAAAGAGTTCCATGAGAAGTGGGCGGCGCTTGACAAGGCAAATAAAGATGCCCAATTACAGAGAGACAAGGACCAGCTTGAAGAGCAGAAAAGAATCGACAGAGAGGCAGCAGAATCAAAGAACCAGCTGCTAATAGATCACGGTACCGCCTTACAGGGTATGTCTCAGGGGCTACGTGAGTGGGGTCAAGAGGCAGGAAGCACCTTTGAACAGTACACAGAACTTGCTAGAAACGCCGCGGATATGGTTTCAGACCGTCTATCGACTGCTATACACGATGTAATCATGGGTACCAAGACCTGGCAGGACGCTTTCAGAGAAATGGCTGTTTCTATCATGTCTGACATAGCCAAAATGATCATTAAGATGCTAGTGCTCAAGGCCATCCAGGCTAGTATGGGCTATATGGGATTTACAGGCTCACTGTTCGCATCTACCGCTCACAGTGGTGGTGTAGTGGGCTCTACATCCTTCCCGCAGAGACGAGTATCGGCTAGCACCTTTATGGGTGCGCCTCGTCTACACGACGGACTGGCTGGAGATGAATTCCCCGCTATACTACAGAGGGGCGAGACTGTTCTACCTAGAGGCGCCAGCATGAGCGCACAGGGCACGAATATCACCACAAACGTCACCATTAACAGCGAAGGTGGTGGTTTTTTGGGTAAGGATGAGCACTCAGACGACGAACGGAAAAGTGCTGGTATGCAGATCGCCAAAATAGTCAATACACAAATTGACAAGAGACTACAGACCCAAATGAGGCCAGGCGGTATGTTAAATCGCACGTAAGGAGAGAAGTAGATGACAACATCTTCAACCAGTACCTCAACGAGTACATCAACAACAACTTCAAGTAGTACCTCGACTACTCTTTCCACCTCCACGAGCACAAGTACTCACACGACCTCTACACACTCCACGACATCGAGCACGTCTAGCACCTCTTCCAGCACGAGCACAAGTACGTCTACACTTAGTACAGCCAGTACGTCTTCTACTGTCTCCACCTCAAGCACAAGTAGCAGTTCTTCTTCCACAACTACGACTACAGAGCCTTTAAACACCTTTTCCTACATCCCTACATATAGTAGTAGAAAGAGAACGAAGCCAAGGATCCTAATAGCAAACCTAGGTGACGGATACCGCACCAGAGTTCCGGATGGTCTCAATTATCTAGACGAAGAGTGGAGTCTTACCTTTGTGAAGGCAAAAGCCACGATAGACGAGATTGAAGCCTTCTTAGAAGAGCGAGGTGGGTATGGAGCCTTCTTCTGGAGCGATCCACGTAGCGAAGTGAGGCAAGTATGGACTTGTGAGGAGTGGAATAGAACCTTCCAAGGTGATAAAGTTGATAAACTGACCTGTAGATTCCGCAAGGAATATGACCTATACGGATAGAGGATAATCCATGTCACTAATAGTAGATCCGAATATAGCCTCTGATGTACAGAAGCTTACTCCCGGTGAGATAGTTTATTTATACCAAATAGACGCCACAGCCCTAGGTGCTCTTGCCGTCTATTACTTTACTCCGGCAACCCTAGAGGGTCATGCGGTGCAATTTGACAACACCACCTATATACCACTAGAGGTTGAGGTAGAGGGTTTTGAGGCCTCTGGAACCCAGATGCCCAGGCCAATAATACGCATAAGCAACATTACCAAGGCTCTGGCTTCTGCTGTGCTCAACTATGAAGATATGCTAGGGGCTAC